TCACCAGCTACACAAATATGTACAAAATCAAATTCTTTGTATATTGGTCTGCCAGCTTCTAATGTTTCAGCTTCTTGCTGTACTGGTCGTTTGTAGAATCTTACTTGCAGTCTTGAATCTGCGCCTTGCTCATCGCTTGGAAGTGCCATTGTTTTTTCCTTTAAAGGTATTTAAGGGTTAAAAAAAGAGGAGACCGAAGTCTCCCCTTATTATGCTACAAAACTACTAAAAATCAAACAGATGCCTTACCAAACCAACCATAATCACCTGATGCCATAGAAGCACCTGATAAATATGTACCTGCTGATGGTGTAGCTACAAAAGTAGAAGCGTTAATTGAACAAGTTGCTGTCGATGCTCCAATTGCTGCTCCTGCTTGTGCTAACACATAACGCAAACCATCTGAACCAAATACTTCAGCACCAGTTGGGCCAAATGTTGGAATTGCAGTACCAGCAGAATTTGGATTAGTTTGGGCTGTGTTGTAAAGGTCAATCCCTGATAAAGGGGTAATTGTAAATGCCATGATAATTTTCCTTTTAAAAAAATGGATTAAGAGCCTGTTAAGATACCTTGTAACTGGGCGTTAGATGTTGTCAAATTACCAGCCCAACCGTATAACTTCACGATTGCATCTTGGTTAATAGATTGACGCTCACCACCGATAGGTACAAAATTACGCTCTTTGTGTGGACGGAAGAAAATGTAATTTGTGTTTAGCAAATACATATAAGTTGCAGTTTCTTGTGCGCCAATACCGCCTCCTAATACTACATCAGCAGACATACCGCCACCGTAGAACTTGAGTGATGCAAAACCAGCAGCACCTTCTTCTACACCAGCAATACGCTGAATCGCTTGTAACGATGCAACATAATACTGATACAAAGTGTTACCAGCAATAATCAAGTCAGTCTTATCAGTACCACGAACAGACTTAATTGCAGCAGTAGTCATTGCAGCTTGGATAGTTGTGGAAGAAGTAGCACCAGTTGTTGCTTGGTTTCTCCAAAATTCCCAGTTAGCACGATTAATACCACCGTATGTACCAGTTGTAGGTGAAGTGCTAATTGCAGCAGCTAAACCAGTAATGTTTTTACCACCGTTACCTGTACCGTCACCATAAAGGTCAGTAGAAATACGGTTTAAAAGACGAGCTTCAGAAACTTGCATACGACCATCTAACAAGTCGATGATTGCTTCTTTAGAACTGTTCTGCAACATTTCAAGACCACTCATTGTTACTGAGTCAGCGTACTGCGTAATACTGTACTGAGCAGCACTAATTGGGCTATCAGGGGTAATGTTTAAAACCTCGTACCCCGAATAAGAATTAGCATTATTTGTAGCTGGATCATTATACATAATTTCCTCGCACTATGTTAGCAGTTACTTACTTCAAGTAACGCACTAGGTCATTTCTGCCTAGTTCTTGGACTTCTTGATCCTAAGTTATATCCAAGTTCAGACTATCGCTTCACCTTTTCAGGTGTTCTCTCGCTTAGTCGTTCAGGCTGTATTTAAACTTGCCCCTTGTTGTCCCCTTCGGGAGTTCCAAGTCAATCAGAGAGAATTCTCACATCTGAGTTTTAGTTCAGAGTGACCCCAACATTAAGGATGACATTACCACCTGAGAAAGGACGTACATTGCCCTTAGAGTTTAAACGCTGAAGAATTGCATTGTTTTGAGTCAAGTTATCTGCCAACACACCGCTACGACTTTGAATGGTAGTAGCGATAATATCGGTGATTGCGCTATTTGCGAATGCCATGATATTTCCTTTATTTAAGTTAAGTTAAAGCCTGCCGTCCATCGCCTGACCTAATTGTTCGGCTATTAATGAACGTCTATCCTTTGCATCTCCCTTAGACACTTGACCGCTAGGTGTAACGGATCGTGGACTAATAGCAGTTGCTTTGGCTCGTGCTACTTGCTGCGCCTTAGATGCTTGGCTACTAGTTGATTTCAGGAGTCTATCCGTCTCCAACTTGTAGGCTTCATCGTTCATACGCACAGCTTTCGAATAAGCCGTTTCTAGGTTTTGGGCTAAACCTCGCTCAAGGAGTTGAGCCATATCTTCCCTTACCATTTCAAAGTGCGGAAACCGCTCCTTGTCACTACTAACTCGATTGATTTCTTGGTTTAATCGAGCATTTTCTTCTTGATCACGAATCGCTGACAGTTGCTGAACTTGTTGCTGTGTAGCTTGAAGTTGTTGCATTAACTGTTGTTGATACGGATCAACATATTGCTGTTCAGGCATTTGTATGCCGTCTTGGTTTAATTGTATTCCATAATCCTGTGCAAGTCTATGAAACATCTGTACCTTCTCTTGGTACGGAGCTTTAGATAGAACCATGTGCGCCCGACCTAAGTTATTAATCCAAGCTACAGGGTGAATATTCTGTGCCTGTAACTCAGGAATGAATGGCCCAAGTGCTTCTGTTAACTGTCTAGCATTGTCAGCCTCAGCCTTGTATGCAGATACACCACGCTTGTATTCGGCTTCCCTTTGGTTGGCATATTCAGCAAATTTAGCAAATTCTTCCCTGTCTAGGGGCTTGCCTTCTTGCATCTTATCCCAAACATCTCGGTATTCTTTCTTCCAAGTAGTCGGTCTTTTAACTTCTTCTATTGGTTCTTCGGGTTCTTCTTCGTCAGGGGTAGAAGATTCGGGTTCATCTTTTTCAGTAAATCTACCCTGTTCATCACGAGCCTGTGCTTCATTTTCTGCTTCAATAGGGTCATCATTGACCTCAATTTCTTTTTCAGCAGGTGCTTCTAATGTACCTTCTTCAGCCTGATCGAGTGCTGCTTCTATCATATCCCTACGACTTTCTAATTCTTCTGACATGGCGATTCCTATCTATAGTTAAGTTTTGAGTATGCTATTTCAGCGATTTGACGTTTTCTTGCTTCATTGTCTTTGGTGCTAAATTCGTGTTTTTTCTGTGTCATTGGTAGATCATTACCGACCTCAACGCAGTTATTACGTTTTAAGTTCTCACGATGCTTAGACCGACTAGATACCCAAGAACCGTCTGCCATAGATATATGACCTGAAATATCAGGGATTACCATAGGTGCTTGTTTGGGAGTCATAGCCTCTTTTTCTTTCCATGCAGCCTCACCTTCAGGAGAGCCTATCTCATAATTCCAGTACATCAGGTATTTTTCTTTGTCACTTAATTGAGTTTCGTCAACTTCTTCATAGTCACTCTTACATAAAGGGCAACATTTATGGACTTTTACAACAGACATTACATTCTCCTTATTAATTCAGGTACTTGATCGTACTCATGGGGTCTTAAACAAACAACGCTGTCATACCAACGTGCATTTTTCCATCGCCAGCAGACAAATTCTTCTTTGGGTAATAAAACAATGGTTTTTATGCCTAATGCACCAGCTAAGTGTGCTGTTCCTGTGTCTACGGTAACTATTCCCTTGCAGGCTTTCATGTGTGAGGCTGATTTAGACCAATCTTTCTGCCATCCGTCATCAGGTAAGGCGTTAAATAAGCCTTCAGTCTTGGGATTTAAGCTATAACAGTCCGATCCTGTGAGTTTTTCCATATCACGCATATCCATCGACTTGATGTAGTACAGCATTTGCTTAGATGCCTCCCAATTTACCCCTATTTTGCTAGGAATATTGCTTGGTTCAGCATGAAAATACCCTTCAGAACCTACAATTTTATCTTTATTGACTGGGAATAAGCATTTAACCGATGGGTGCATCAAGCTAATGTAATAAGGTAGCGACATCGAGCCTATCCAATAATTAGACATTATTAAACTCATGTCATTTGGCTCATTGGTTAATTTGTCTATGCAGTCCATTTGACCTAATAGATAGTGAAGTGAAGATTCCTGTAGAACAATGACTTTCTTAGCACCCAAAGCCTTTAATGCTGGCAAGAATCTAGCAAACATAATAATGTCACCATATCCCTGTTCCATCTGTACAGCAATGGTTTTCCCTAATAAAGACTCGCCTCGCCATACGGGTACATTTTGTAATGATGGAGCATATTTTTGATGTTGTTGTCCAATAATTTCAGGATGCCAACGATACTCAAATAATTTAAACCCTTGCTCGTAGCGACCAGCATGGAGGTGTTCGTATGCTAATTTATATTGGTGGTCTACATTAGAAATAATATGGCTTCCTCATCGTCTAGTTCCTCTAGGCGTTTGGCTTCCAATATTCTTAAATGCGCTTGTAATCTAGCGTACTCTTGTCTTTGTGCCACCGCCTGTTGGAGATTATCCAGTTGTCGTTCAAGGTAGGCGATAGACCGTTGTAATTCTTCTGTTTCAGCTAACGGTATATCAGCTTCAACCTCTTGTTTAAATTGTACTTTACTTTGCTTAACTTTGGCAACAGGTTTAGGATCAACCAAGTTGCGTATAGCGTCCTTACGGAAAGCATTAGCATCTTTTGCAGACTGTTCAAGTTTGCGTTGACGTGCTGCTATCTTTTGCTGAAGTCTTTGTATTCTGCGTAATTCTTCTTTGGTAATGTAACCGTCATCCCCACCAACTTGCGTAGGTGTAGGAGGTAATCCTGCTATCTGAAAAGCGTTATTTTGAAACGCATTAGCTTGGAAAGCTGTTGCAAACATCTAGAATGTTCCGCCAGCAATACCGCCAGTTACTCCAGTCCCCACAGTTAATATATTAGTGCTTGGGTTAAATGCTAGGTTAGCACTAGAACTTAATGCACTTGTACCGTTACCATAAGGAATGTAATTAGCCGTTAATGTCGTAAGTCCTGTGCCTCCAAAAGATACAGAAAGAACACCTGTTGAACTTGCACCGTCAGCTAAAAATGATAGATTACGAGGTATTGTCATGGCTTACTCATATAAAATGTTTATTGAACCAGCATCAAATGTATCTGTACCGTTTACTGTGGTAACTCGAACTCTATCTAATACACCACCTAAAGTAAGCACACCACATGATGTAGAACAGTTTAACGAAGTAAGACCTATGTTTGCACCCATAACCCAAATGTTTCCTGATATGTTTGTAATAGTCATAAGCCCTGTTCTTACATCTGCAGCACCTGTATTTGGTGTTGCAACAAAACCTGTTGTGGATTGTCCATTAGCACCGTTTGTAGATGTAGAACTTACATAGCCACTTGTTGTATATGTTGTTGAACCTATTTGCACTTGAACAAAAGATGAGCCTGAAGTTGAAACACCATTAAATATTACTGTAATTCTTTTAACCCATGACGGTATTCCAGTAAAACCAATAGCCGTTCCTGAAGTAGATGCAACAGCAGTACCACTTGTAATTACACTACCGCCCATCGTTGGTGTGTTGATTGTGGGAGATGACAATGTTGCAGTTGTTATAGTTGGTGATGTTCCTAATACAACAGCACCACTACCTGTACTTGTTGTTACTCCTGTACCACCATTTGCTACGGCTAAAGTACCTGTAACACCTGTTGTTAATGGTAATCCTGTAGCGTTAGTTAATGTTGCAGATGTTGGTGTACCAAGTATAGGTGTGACTAAAGTAGGACTGGTTGATAAAACAAGATTACCTGAGCCTGTGCTGGTTGTTACTCCAGTACCACCATTAGCAACTGCAAGTGTACCACCTAGTGTGACATTGCCTGTTGTTCCTGTACTTGGAGTTAATCCTGTAGTTCCACCACTAAATGAACTAACTGTACTAGCTACTGAAAAAGAACTAAATGCTAGTGCCTCAACAATATTACCTGCATTACACGCTACTGCTAAGACTATGCTTGTACCGTTTGTAGCTGTATAATCTGCACCATTTAATAGGACACCATTAACAAAAACTTCTATTAAACCAACGGTATAACTTACGGCAAATGTTGTTTGGGCTGCTGTAGCAGTAAAACTTGTACGAGTATAAGCGTTACCTAAACTAGCCCAAGATGTATCTGTGCCGTTTGTTGTTAGGTATTTACCACTATTACTTGTCTGACTTGGTGCTAAAGCGTTGAAAGCTGAGTTAGCCGTTGTCTGACCAGTTCCGCCATTCAGAATCGGTAAAGCTGTACCTGAGTAAGTTAATGCTAATGTACCTGAACTTGTTATTGGACTGCCAGTAACCGTAAATATAGATGGTGCTGTTAATGCTACTGAAGTTACCGTACCGCCTGATGATGGACTTGTATTAGTAACCGTAAAGTTAGGGTAAGTACCAGTAACACTAATACCTGTACCACTTGCAATAGCTACCGTTTGATCAGGTGCTGTATTAGTAATAGTTAATGTGCCACTAGAAGTAATTGGGCTACCTGTAACGCTAATTCCTGTACCTGCCGTTGCAGCTACACTTGTGACTGTACCTGTTGTTGGTGTTGTCCAAGTAGGTGCTGATGTGCCTTGTGAGGTAAGAACTTGACCATTTGTGCCGACCGCTGATGTCGCTAATGCAGATGTTGTAGAGCCATAAACTACACCACCTTGTGTAAATGCTGATGATTGACCTGTTCCACCTCTATTATAAGCAACAGTATTTCCATTCCATGTCGCAGAAGTAATTGAACCAGCATAATCAAAAGTATTGGTTGACCATGATACATTTGCTGGTGTTGAATCATGACGATCCCAAGAGCCTGCTGCTATAGAATTATCAAGCAAAGATACAGTAACGAAACCACCTGAGTTGATAGTTGCAACTGTTGTCGATGAATTGTTTTGTACAGTTATTGCACCTGATGATTGATTATTATTAAAAGTAAACAATGCACCATTTGGTAATGTTGTAGCATTAGGAAGTCGAATAATTTGACCACCTGAACCTGTAATTACCCAATTTTGTACAGAAGAAGCGGTTAAAACAATAGTTGTGCCACTTGCCGCTTGACTTGTAAAGCCCTCAAATAAACAATTCGTTGTAATATTACCGTTGCTATCACGCAACACTACTGAATTTGCACCACTAGATAACGTAACTCCAGTTCCACCATTAGCTACAGGCAATGCAGTACCTGAATAAGTTAAAGCCAATGTTCCTGAAGAAGTAACAGGACTTCCACTTACAGTAAATATAGATGGTGCTGATAATCCTACGCTAGTAACAGTCCCTAATGGGTTGGTTGCCCATGACGTATCTGTTCCATCAGTAGTTAGATACTTACCTGAGTTACCTGTCTGACTAGGAGCAAGAGCATTAAATCCAGCGTTTGCAGTAGCCTGACCAGTACCTCCATTAATTACAGGAACAGTTCCGACTAAATCATGGCTATCATTCCAGTTAGACGGCTGGACAATCGTAGGATCGCCAGCATCAGGGATAGCACTTACAAACTTATGCTTTACGGTTATAGCCATTATTGAACTCCAATAATCTTACCGTCTGCGCCTCTTAATACCTGTTTAGGTCTATTCTGATTCTCGTTCATTGTAGTCATAATTTGACCTAAAGCCTGTGTCATTTGTTGATTACCCTGTTCAATAGCTTGAGCAATGGGTGCTAATGGGTGTTGCATTGATTCAGCCATATCTTGTTCAGTCATGTAAGCCATTGCACCGTTGGATTCATCCGCACCAATCCTAGCAACTTCAATCTTAGCACCGTTGTTAATGTGAGCCAGTAAGACTTGAGTGTTACGTTCTGTCATCATCTTCATTTGGGCTACTTTTAAGTCCATCTCGGCTTGACGCATATTGCGCTGATCTTCCAATTGGAATTTAAGCTGATTCTCTTGTGCTTGGTACTCTTGTTTAGCCTTCTCAAGTTCCATCTGCATCTGAATCTTCTGTTGTTCAAACTGAGAAGATTGTTGGGCTTGTTGTTGAGCAGCCTGCATCTTAGCCTGAGCCAATTGCATTTCCATCTGCATCTTTTGTTGTTCAGGTGATGGCGGTTTTGGTTGACCTTCCATTTGTTTAGCTTGTTCTCTAAACTTATCGGCAGTCTCATCAATGATACCTTCAAGACCCTTACCGACTTTGTAGGCAGTAACAGCAAACTTAACCATCTCCATAAGCATCGGAGTAAGTTCAGGAATAGACTGTGCTGCTGGGATAACTTGTTGCATAAACGCACCGACAGATTGTAAAAACTCCATGCGATTTTGTTTTTCTGCCTGTTCATCCTGATAAATCATTGAGTCAGAAGTGACTTCAATACGGAAATTCTTAGCAGGTTCGTTTTTTAATAGCTCTAAAGCCTGTGGAATGAGCATTTTATCCGCATCGGATAGCTGCATTGCACCTGAAATTTTAATAATCGTGTCATCAGTAAAATGATTACAGATAATCTGCGCTTTAATTGACAATAAGCTAGTAGCGAAGTTCACTACATCATGCTGCATAGTCTTTAATCGACCTGAAGCGTTGTTACTCTTAATGATTTGTGCGCCAAGTGTTTCATTAGGGTCTGTTTGACCCCTCTGAATGTCAGCAATTCCCATAATCTCGTAAATTTGGGACTTAACCTGATCCATTGCTGTGTATGATGACTGTAAAGCTGAAGCAATAGGTTGAATATCCACCAAATTGATAGCACCAGCCATACCTTGTTTCTCAGCAAACGCTCCCCAGTTCTTAATAGGAAGCAATGCGTTGTTCTCGCCTTCTGTAAATAGACGTTGTAAGCTAGGCTCTGAAGCATCGTATACACCACGCACTTTAAGAGCTTGAATAAAGCCATCAATACGGTCTGCAAGGGTATCTAACTGTCTAGCTTGGTCTTGGTAAAGAGCAAAATCAGGTACAGGAATCAATGAATCTGTGGTGATTGTTGCGTATAAAGGTTTAGGACAAGGCCAAAAGTTTTCTAACTTGAGTGGGTCGGGCTTAGTATCAAGGATTTTACCCATTGACTTCGATAGCCAAATAACTTCACCAGTTGTTTTATCCCAAATCTCGTAAATACAGGCTTCACTCGCGCCTTCACCCATCTTTTCGTTGAATGTCTTGGTAGTCTCAGGCTTGGTATCCAAAGGAACTTTACCACCTAGTTCTTCACCAAATCGTTCAACTAATGCAGGGCGACCTAAGTATACTTTTCTCCATACGGCAGTTACTTCTTCCCACGTCCTAGCGATTGTATGACCAAAGTCTCTCCATGCTACATAGTCAACAGGCGCACATTCGTACTCAATACGTTCCTGATCTTCACGATAAATACCGCCTTCAGTCTCAGCCTCGTCCGTATCTTCAGTAATCTGATAGCCATCATCGGGCGCACCCTCAGCTTCACCACCCTCTGTACCAACAATATGAGGTTCATAACGCACCCAAGATGTACCACGTCCGCCAAGTAATCTATCCAATACGGATGATTTCATAGCAGAATTGTAGTCAGCATAATGCTCAATCTCGTACTCAAGCGCACGTTCTAGCATCATTGAGGCTACCCTACCTACTGGATCGTTATCTCTAAACCTACGGCTTACGTCAGGTCTAGGAAGTCTAGCAAAGATAGCTGGGGTGATTGTCTGTACGTTAGACCACAGAATATTAAACTTAGCGTTAGGATTGTTTCTTGAGCGACTGTCATCACGATACCGTTTAACAATTTTGTCGCTGCGACTTTCCCACTCTTTGTAAGTTCGTTCGTATTGAGCGATGCAGTTGTACCAGTCTTGGTATGTGTGTTCCATATTTATATCCTACGATCCGTTATTTTGGGTGTTTCTTTCCATAATTCATTGAGCGTAACATCAGTTTTACCAACATGAATTCCTGTAATCCGATCATCTTTAACCGCAGGCTTGTCCTCATCTTTCCATACGATAGCAAGATAGCGAAAAGCATCTGCGCTGTGACTTGTCCAATCATGTTTTGGGCGATCTCTAAATACTTTTTTATCATCATCCCACTCTCGTTGATATTGACGTAAACATTCTATGCCTTCTTCACACCTATTATCAAACCAAGTGCGAGTTAATGCAAGTCTAGTTGCCTGTATTCCGTCCTGTAATGACAGATTTGGTACGATTTTTAGGTGTTTTATGTCAATTTTTGTCGCAATTTGTTCGATTATGCTCTTACCACCACTTGCCAATGTTTTAGCCCTAGCGTCATGAGGTAGCCAATGAGTACCATAAAAGAACCCAAATTCTTCTTCTTTTTGCTTAATTAAACCTGTGTAATATGGTATAGCCTGACCATTTGATGAGTGATGATCGAGGACTCTAATTTCACCATGCACGACTTGAAACCACCAAATAGATGTTGAATCATTAAACCCTAAATCCCACGCAGTATGACAAGGAAACATAGGGTCGTATTCGACATTGGTAATTCTGCCTAAGTCTGTAATCTGACGCATCTGTTGACCATAGAAAGCCCCAAGTATGGCGGCCTCGAATGATACTAAGAATTCTTGTTCATACTGATTTGCAGACATTGATTGTTGGGCATCCATTAACTCATGGTTGGGTATTAACCCTGATTGATCTGCTCGCAATACTTTTGTGTACCAATTAGGGCTTTTTTGCGCTTCATTGTAAATATCATAGAAAGCATTGTGGCCTTTGGGTGTGCCAATAAATACTGCCCATGTCTGATAACCATTTAAACCGTTACGGTCTGTCAATAGTGGCCTAACAATCTCACCCCATATTCTAGGCTTCATGTCTGCGTATTCATCTAAGACTACACCGTCTAGGTATAAACCTCTAAGATTATCAGGATTATCAGCACCAAATAACCGTATCTTAGCCCCATTAATTAATTCTACCCATAACTCAGACTGGTTAGCTTTAGCAATAGCAGGTTCAGCATACCTTAAAAGATAGTCCCAAGCGATGTTTTTAGCCTGTGCGTAGAAAGGTGCTATATAAGCGTACCTACCATTTGGTTTGTTTTCTGTGATTGCCCTACGGATAATGTCGCAAATCGTTGCTACGGTCTTTCCTGCACGTCTATGACATACTAGGATTGCCCAGCGTTCTTTACGGTAATGAAAGTCTAGGAAAGCGTCACGAGCTTTGTAATCAAACTCATGGACAATTTCGACTAATCCTTCCATTTAAATACATGGACAACAGGTTTTTCGGCATCACCAACTTGTTCGACTCTAGCTAATTTAGGTACATGGTACTCAGCTACTTGCATGAAACAATCAAAGGCTACTTTAGGGCCTAGCTTTTCATTAGCAGCAATCTCATCAAGCCAACCCTGTAATTTGTCTGAGTTACCATCAACAAAGCGAGCAATAGCTTCTCTAGCCAATGCTGTTGATTTATTAGGACTACCTGCTGGTCTGCCTTTAGGATTATTTGTTTGTTGTTTATTAGCCATATCTGTTCTAAGGTATTAGTTAAGATATATTAATTCTAACCTATTTCTTGATTTTATTAAACTGTTCTTCTAATTGTTCTTTAATAGTTATTCCACTTGTAGGTATTGCAAGGCCACCTGCTAGTATGTTTGCCTCTGATGCTCTTTTAGGATCAAATGCTGCAAACCTACTTCTTATAACTGTAGGATCAATAATTCCATAAGACATACCTTCACCTTCAGTATTATTTAAATATTTAATGCCTTTATAGCCTTGTTGGGTAATTAAATTTCTTAATACATCGTTATATTCATTCATTATTTCATTTGAATACGGTCTTTCGTCTTTTAAAAATTTTTGCTCTAATTTTCTAATAGCACCTTGATCAAGATTTTTGTTTTTCTTTAGTTGATCAAACATCTCAGTAGTATGGAAACTACCTTCATCTTTAAGATTTAAAAAATCAGCATATTTACTTTTTAATAAGGGAACGATATTTGACCCTTCAGGATAATTAACACCATTTTTACCAAATGTTTTTAATCTTTCCTGAGCTTGTTCTAATGTTCCTGCATGAAATGCTAAATCAGATTTTCTTGGATCAATGTTACCCAATAATTCTTCTTTTGTTCCATGATAAATTTCTTTAGATGGTGCAGTTTCAAAACCCATAGCTCTTGCTCTTTGCATAGGGGTGTTGTTAGATGGTAAATTTAACCCACCTTCACTATAAGGTAAAGCTGCGTTTTGTTGAGCTATTTTCATAGAATCTACATTTTCAATACTTAAACCACCCTTTAAACCTTTAGTAACTTTAGCTCCAGTTCTTAATATAGAAGCAATAGCTGGGCTAACTAATCCACCAACCATTTCATGTTGTTGACTGCCCTGATAGTCAGGGTTAATTCTAGGTATTTTAGCAAGTAGTTCTTCAGAAGTTGGTGCTGTTCTGTTACCAAATGTGTTTTGCATAGTCTCAGGTATAAACTGTCTAGCAAATTGACTTGTATCGCCAGCAAAGGCAGGTAATTGAACTAATGCGCCTCGACCTAATGACTCTACTACGCTAGGAGTAACTTTAGCTACGTTTCTAATACCCTGACCTAGTTCTTGGTACGACTGTTTCTTAGACATACCACGCAACAAGTCTGCAAATGTTTGCCCTAAAGACGGTTCATTAGGATCGTATTCAGGGTAGGCCATTACTTGACCTCTTTATCCAAGTCTTTAAGTTTGTTAGCAATAGCAGCTCTACGTTCTAAACGTAGTCTTTGTTGCTTTTCAAGTGTAGATTCAACGTGAGGTCTTAACATTGCATCTTCTTTTTTGTAAGTCCTACTCATTGGGGTTGGGGGAATCATCTTAACCATTACATATCCTTCATAGCGTCTGAAATCATTTGTCTGCGTGGTTTAGCAGTCTTAGCAGATTCTTTAAAGTTTTTAGCAGTTGGAGCGTTCTTGCTTCCAACCTTGTTCATCTTTTCACCTGATCCAGCAGCTATCCTAGCCTGTTTTTTGTGAATATTAGAATAGAGTCCGTTCTTCATTAGCATTTCCACCTTGCTCTAGCTGCCTTACCACGTTCACCATTCCATCCACTTGATCTTGCACAGAAACTATCGTGTCTTGAACCTGATGCTTGTGGGGCTTGTAAATTACTTCCGTTCTTTGCGTTGTATGCTGCCCGACCCTTAGCCGTCATTCCTGCACCCTGTTCGGTAGGAAGATAGTTCTTACCCTTACCTACTGTAGTCTTTGGGATAGGCTTATCATGCTTTTCTACTGCAGCACGAATATCATCCCTGCGAGTCATCTTCTTTTCTGCCAATAAAACGACCATACGCTTCTTCAAGCATGGATTTTCTTGCGCCTTTAGCATTATCACGTTCAACATTTAAGGCGATAGCAGTAGCCTGTTTACCCTTATAACCCTCTTTTTTAAGGGTCTTAATGTTCTTGCCGACTGATTCTTCTGTACCTGACTTGTCTAATGGCATATCAACCCTTGAATTTAAGTAGATAGATTGTTGTGTCAATTTCCTGTGCAATGTTATCTATTAACTGCACAATTTCGGATTCAGTAGGCAAGTCTTTTCTTGCGTCTTTAACAAAGCGTTGTAGTGACTCTATGTAACTAATTGGTGTACCTTTAGGCAGATGATAAGAATCAGGAAAATTAGTAATTTGCCCATAACATCCGAAGTAAGCCTCTGCGAGAGTGTCAGTAAGTTCGATAATATTTTCATAAAATTTACCAAGTGTTTTGTGTTGAGCATATGACTTAGTCGCCCAGTGCATAAAATGGGTATTAGTCCCTGAATGTAACAGGGTAGCTAAAAACAAGGCCATATTCTTTTCCATAATCTATTTTACTACTTTCCTAGTTCTTGGTGCAGGTTTTTTAACAGGTATTGGGGATTCTGGTGCTTCAGGAACTTCTATAATAAGATTGGTTTCTATTCTAGTGGCAGGGAATTCTACCATTTTGCATTTATACCAACCAAAATGCGCCATAATCTTTTCTACTAAAGTCTGATCATCTTGAATATCAATCATTATTACCCCTTAATATATTCATTAAACGTATTGCACCCTCAACATCATTAATCCTGACAATTGCTGGGCCTTGCCAGTTACTAATAAATTTTAATTGAGCTTGTGTAAATTTCTTACCCTCACCTGATTTTACTTCAACTAATACGCTTTGATTCTGAAAATGTATTAATAAATCAGGAAATCCTTGACCAACTCGTGACATATCTACAACACCTGCGCCCAAAGAACGTAGTGTTTTTACTATCTCTGTGTGGTTTAAATCCACTCGTTTTGCATAAACCATTGTATTTTAATATAATTATGTTATAAAGTATTAAACTCTCTAAGGGATTGTATGCCTGCACCCAAGATTACGGACGAATATTTTATACAATTATGGCATGAATATAAGTCACCATCAAAATTAGCTAAAGTTATTGGGAATGATCTTACAACTATTTATAAAAGACGTAGATCACTAGAGAAAAAATATAATATAAGTTTAGAAGCCGTAAATCCCACTTACCGATATGAATTTAAGCCTGAACAAGAAAAAGCAAAACTTCAAGCTAAATTAGATGAGACAAGAACCAATGTAAGACGAGGTTCAACAATAGAAAATGGTCGAGTCATAGTATTTAGCGATGCTCACTTTTACCCTGATACAGAAACAACAGCATACTTAGCCCTCTTAGAAGCTATTAAAGAATATAAACCTGAAATTGTAATTGCCAATGGGGATATATTTGACGGCTCTACTATTAGCCGACATCCTCGTATTATGTTTCAAGATGCACCTTCAATATTAGAAGAACTTGAAGCAGTAACGCATTACATGAGTGAAATTGAAGCAGCGTCTAAATTTAAACAAAATTTAATACATACGTTTGGCAATCATGACTCTCGCTTCGAATCGTTTCTCTCGGCACAAGTACCCCAATACCAAAACATTAAAGGATTTAGTCTTAAAGACCATCTTCCAGCCTGGAAACCCTGTTGGTCTTATTGGTTAAATGATGAAACTATTATTAAACATAGATTAAAAGGTGGAGCTTATGCTGGCTATAATAACGTTAAAGCTGCTTTGGGAGCTAATATTGTTACAGGCCATACTCATGTCTTAGCAGTCCAGCCACTTACAGGTTATCAAAAAACATTCTATGGAGTGCAAACAGGTACATTAGCCCACCCCAAAGGAACGCAGTTTATAGATTACTGTGAAGATTCCCCTGTGGACTGGAGATCAGGATTCTGTATGTTGACATTCCATAAAGGTCGTTTGTTAATGCCTGAATTGTTCCAAGTACACGATGAGAACGAACATACAATTGAATTTAGAGGAAAGGTGTATGGTGTATGACACCTTCTCCAAGAACTTTAGAAGCTATGTATCTGATGTTATGTCAGATGAAGCCTTTTAAAAATTGGAATTTACCTAATACAGCTTGTATTAACTTTGTTGTAACTGAAGAACAAGATTCCTACGGAACGTATGTGTTTGATGACGATATTCACATTATTACCATATCTAAAGCTAAGTGTTGTTTTTTTGAGACAATATTAAAAACACTTGCTCATGAACTTATCCATTTAAAAAGATACAAGACCAAAAAATGGGATCAACACGATGCAGTCTTTAGACGTTACGCTAAACAAGTAGCTGATGAATTTGGTTTTGATCCTTTAGAACTCTGAAAACTTGCTAATTCTGCTAAGTTGTTAGCTATCAATACCTAATAATTCTAAAGTTTTATCGAGTAAGGCTTGCTCGTCAACTCCATAGCGAGCTTCGAATTGCTTTCCAAGTGTGTGAATACCAGTATCTCCCCTGTGGTGTTCAGGGCATAACCCGATAACTGGCGCGAGGCTTCTTTTTCCTCCATACCGTCTGATATGATGGATTTCACATGGTGTATCATCGTACCCAAGTACGGATTTACACAGAATACATCCGAGTCGGGCCACTTTGCCATAATGTTCTTTCTCCGCTTTAGTCAACGTGTTATTTTTTCTATTTGTCTATTGGTGGCTTGTTCTGTGCGCCAGACTTCAACTTTCATTTTAGCAGTTTCAATAGTAAGTTTTAATGATGTATGCTTTCTTTTGGCCTCATTCAAATCATGGCAGTATTGCATATAATCATCAGAAGCTAACGCATCCATTTCTTTGCCTGCAATAGATGGACTAGGGCTTTCTTTCATCTTTAAGGCTTTTAAAGCTGATTTATAGCTGTCTAACCATGCAAGATTAGCATCGGCATCAGCATAGTCATCAATAAGATCAACTATATGTTGTATTTCATCATTAGGATTTATCATTTAGCCACCAGTCCTAGTCCTATGTTACCTATAAAATAACCTACAAATGACACACCTAGTGCTACATTACCTTTTAAGATTTGCTCTATTGCAACGTATAGATAGACTATACCTATAAACCATATTAAATAAGATGACATATTCTATTTTCCCTTTAGAATTTTCCATTGTTTAAGAATCTCTGCTTCTAATTCTTGTCTTGCAACTGTACCACGATGTTTTTCTACTAAGTTTAAATATTTAATTCTTTGTTGTTTTTCTGTCTTTAGTGTTGAAGTAGCTTCACAGATTCTTCTCCAATCTTCACTATAAGTATCCATTAAGATACACCTTCTTATACTTAAATACTATATATAAAATCTATATTTTCCTTTGGTGAAAGACACCTAGCCATCCTAGGTTGCCTTCAAACGTGCTTTTCCTTCGGAGCCTCGTCACCCGACAGTCTTTCGTAGAATAGGCACTATCTTCGCCACCTATTTATGCGGTATTACATCTACTGTCCCACAGTCCGCTTGTATCGTAATCGCTGTCGTTACCCGACCAATTTACGACCTAAAACTAAATAATACTTTAAATCTTAATCACCACAAAAGCAAGGTATTGCTTCTTCATTCATATCAAATAATTCATGTTGGCTTAATGCGTAATCTTTCATTTGTTTATAAGATGGCCTGTCTTTTCTAAATCTACCACCATCCCCAAAAGTTTTGTCGGATGTCTGGACAGACATCTCAGCATTGATCCACCAGTCTGCTCTACTAGGTTTTTCACGAATAAGGCTTAATATTTGATGAGCAGGTTTTAAGAAACAAAGATCACAATTACCGTGCATAGTTACACCGTTGTTATTTGGCAACTTTAAATCAAAAGGTTGTTGTTTCCAAAAATCACCTACATGAGCCTTAGTAATACCATCCGCTACAAGTGGAGTACGCTCTCTAGCAATTTTAGCAGCCCTACGTTGCTCATCTGCTCTGATCCCTACCCAATCCATGTTTTCGTTATGCTTCCATCCCAAAGACTTTAAATACTTGTCTATGGTGCGTATTTTAAGGCTAACCGTACATATACGAGCTATAGGATTGGGTAAATAACCTGTAGATTCATGGATCATTTCCATAAATGGTTCACCTAACCTACTAGCTGTTTCAAAATTAACACGTTTAAACCGTAATTTAGAATCTTCATTCCACTTATATTCTACCCAATGAATAGGCACATTCCAATTAACTTCACAATCCCTAACAAACGCAAGGGTTTCTTCCATTTCCTTGCCTGTATTTGCAAAAACTACAATAGCATCTTCAGGTAAACCGTTATTTTCTTGCAATATTCGCCATAACATATACCCTGAAGTCCTACCACCACTAAAAGATATAACTGTTGGCTCTATGATTTTATATGGACTCATGCTAATTCAGGCCAAACAATATTGTAGCTTTTAGGAAACAAATCCTTTCTTGTAACCAAGCCATGTGATTGTTTTTCTATCTGAGCAGCTAAGAATAACATTTGTCCATGTGGGATACCTCTTGTTCGCCATTGAGTAACTGCTGGGGGTGCTACGCTACACATCCTAGCAACTTCCTTTGTACCCCCCAATAAAGCAATAATCTGATCATCCGTAAAATTCATAATTAACCTTTGTTGTTTTATTTTTATTTATTTTACAACAGTTTCATCAAAACATTACACAAAACTTAATTTTATGTTAATATAACAACATAGTTACTTAAAGGGAGAAAACTATGTTTGATAATTTTGAAATTGATAACGATTTACAAGAACAAAGAATGATGCAAGAAGAAAGACAAATGCGTCTTTTAGAAGCATTAGATGCTATGGAGAACGGTTTATTGTCTGAAGAAGATAAAGACGTTATTTGGTTTGAGACAGGTCTGCCACGTTCAGCTTTTAGGAGAATTAATTGAATATTTATAAAAAATTGATTGTTGCACGAAATCAACTTCAACGTAAAGAATTAAAAAAGTCAGGGCATAACAAGTTTGCTGGGTATCAATACTTTGAACTTGGAGACTTTTTACCTACAATCCAAAGCATTTTTTGTGAAGTTGGTTTGGTAGATGTTATTTCTTTTACTGCCGACTTAGCCACGATGACTATCTATGACATTGATGATGGCTCTAACATTACATTTACAAGCCCTATGGGATCTGCCGCTTTAAAAGGATGCCATGAGGTACAAAACATTGGTGCAGTAGAAACCTATCAACGTAGATATTTATATGTTACAGCGTTAGCAATCGTTGAGCATGATGCGATTGATTCGACTGTTAAAGAAGAAGAAGTCAAGGTTGTATCAATTACTTCCCAACAGATAGCATCTATAAACGCTTTGATTGAACAATCAGGTTCGGATGAGGCTAAGTTACTTGCTTTCTTTAAAAAGCCTTCTGTGTCGCTTTTAGATAGAAATCAAGCTATTGATGCTATTTCAATGTTAGAAAAAAAATTAGGAGCAGATCATGTCGGTAAATAAAGTTATTTTAGTTGGAAATGTAGGTAAAGACCCTGAGACTCGTGCGTTTGGTGATGGTGCAAGTGTTACCAGTTTTAGCTTGGCTACGTCTGAAAAGTACAAAGATAAAAATGGCAATATGGTAGATCAGACGGAATGGCATAACATTAGCTGCTTTGGTAAATTGTCTGATATAGCGTCTAGGCTAATTACTAAAGGCACTCAAGTCTACATTGAGGGCAAGATTAAGACCAATAAATATACCGACAAAGCAGGTGTAGAAAAGTATGCAATAAATATTCAAGTAAGCAATATGCAGTTGTTGGGTAGTAAAGAAGTAAAGAGTCCACCTATTGATACGGCAAGCATATCAAATCATGCTTCTTTATCTTTGGGTGATATGGATAGCGACATTCCATTTTAGGTTTGTATGGATAATATGATTCGTGAATATGCGAAATCACACTCTGACACGTTTACGCAGTATTTTAACGTAGATGAAGAACGTACTGTATACCAGTTTAATGAGACGAGTTTAGCTCGTTTTGTTGAACAGGTTATGAGACGTGCTTCTGATCTGTCAGATAAGATTGTATATTCTTAAAGATTATTAACTTTATTTAAATTTCATGCAGCGACATGAATAGGGTAGTGTTCACTTTAAAAGGGATAAAATGAACTGTAAAACTTGCAAATACTGGTATAGCCCAAAGAACTTTGATTCAATGGGTCTTTGTCGCAGATTTCCAGCAACTCAAAATAAATCACCTGATGACTGGTGTGGTGAACACGTTGACTTAGTAGTATTTATAAAGAAAGCAATAGCGAAATAATTTTTGTGTTGTATGTAACTCATTGTGTGCATATTGACTTATAAATGTACATTATAGGTATCATTAAGTAGTTTATTGTTTAACTTATAGGTTCATAAAGGGAAAATATGATCATCACAGCAGAAAGTAATACAGCTCATTGGTACACTAAAACAGGTGAGCCATCTTATACACGTATAGCAAAAAATGGCAATGTACGGAACACCACATTAGCAGACGCTAAGAAAGAGGGATTACTTCCTTCAGTAACTACAATTATTAATGTCCTTGCGAAACCACCTTTAGAGCGTTGGAAGCAAGAACAAGTCTTACTGGCTAGTCTTACCTTGCCTCGTGGAGAAAACGAGCCTGAAGCCGATTGGTTAAAGCGTGTGACAGAAGATTCAAGGGCTACTGGTCGAGATGCTATGAATCGTGGTACAGCTATGCACAATGTATTAGAGGCTTACTTCACTCAAATGTATTTGCCTGAGTACCCTAGCTATACACGCAGAACTGAAGCAGCATTAAGAGAACACTTTGGAGATCAATTTTATGACTGCGAGCAATCATTTGCTCATCCATTAGGTTACGCAGGTAAATGTGACTTATCTTCTAAAGAAGGTATCATCTGCGATTTTAAGACGAAAGAATCCCTTGAAAACGCATCTGTCTATCCTGAAATGATACTACAATTGGCAGCGTATGCACATGGATTAAATATGCCAGATGCACGTTGCGCCATTGTGTTTGTTAGTGAAACAGAAACGCAGATACACGAAATAGAACAAGCAGATTTACAAAAGCATTGGGAAATGTTTAAATGTTTATTAAGCTATTTTCAATTAAAAAATAATCTAAGTCAGGGGTAGGGGGCTTATTCCCTTTAGCCCATACGTGCCTATCTCTGACTTTCCCTTTTGTTGTATTTTTACACATTAGGGAATCTACCTACTTGTATTATTAACAAAACTTAATTATTCTGTAGTTGTTGTATCCATTAATCATTTTAAAGGGAAATAAAATGCAAACATTTAAATGGACTGTAGAGTTTGAAGTAACAGAAAATTGGGTAGAAGATGGTTTTAATATTACAGAAAAAAGAGCAAATGACATGATTGCAAATGCTTTACCTCACGCTTATGGATCAGAATATAAAGCTACTGTAATTAAAGCACCAAATCCAAAAATTATTGCCAAAGTTCAAGGAGAATAAAATGCAAACATTCATAGAAGCAGTTATCGGAGCATTAATCATGTTTGGCCCAGCTTTGTTATGCTGGATTATAGTGAGGGGATTCTAATGAGCTTATATAACATGATGTCCACAGGTACATCTTTTGATTCTTGGTTAACCACAGATACAGAAGCAGAACGCTATGCTGCTGCTGAAGATATTATTGAAGAACGTGTTAAAGAATTAGTTAATCACCATGCTGACTATGATCACACGTTGTTTGAAAACTTTAGCGAAGATATATATTCAGCGACTATTGAACAGGCAGAGTCTATTGAAGAATATTTAAAGTCTAAAGATTTTGAAAAACTAGGTAGATTAATGTGGTGTATATCTGTTGAAAGTCGTGAGCAGTTTGCTAGGATACAAGCTCAACGTGACTTTGAGGATGATAAATTATGAAAATGGGTGTGGTTTATACAGCCACGCTTATTATTTGTTTTTATCTGATCTTTATGACTGAACTTGCTCGTAAAGAAACGCAGACGCATTGGGGTACTAAAAGCTGTGAATTGTCAGAAATCAGCCCTGATTTTACACCACAAGAAAAAGCCGATTGTCGAATAATGAGGAGTAAGAAATGAGTCAATATGAAATTATTGTAAAACTAGCCAAGAAGCGTTGGATAAGCCCACTAGACGCATTTACTAATGGTGGTGGTATGAAACTATCAACTAGGGTTGGAGAACTGCGTAGAAGCGGTTATTTAATCCTAGACAAATGGCATCCATCTAAATCATACAAACTTTATAGATGTGTAGGAGAACCAAAATGACACCAGCAAAAATATTTAATCCACAATTGTTTGTATGGGTAAAACCTGAAGCAACTAACGTATTAAAAACATGGGAACGCTTTGGTTTTATCCGACCTTCAAAAAACCCTTATTTCATTGAAAAATGGAAATACTATAAGGGCTAACCAATCATTTTATTGGCTACGGCTTGGACATCTGCAACACGTCTGAGCCAGCCAGTACCGTATACATTAAAGTTACTTAGGCTTTTATAGAATGTTGTTTTAGCGTCACTAAACTTTTGCATAAGTTCTTTACCATCAGCAGCTTCAATAGCAGCCATTGTTTTAGGGCCAAACGCACCATCAGCAGTTACACCTAATGCACGTTGAATCATCTTTCTTGAAGCCGATGGCCCTGCATTGATGGCGAAATCGAAAGCTGCATAATCCAAGCCTGTAGGTAGTAAGTCACCTGACACAGCGTCCCAGTAGTTCTTTTTATAGAGAGGCTTAACATCATCTTTGGTTAGTTTCTTCATATCGTCTTGGGTGACCTTATGACCGACATACGCTTCCCAGTTAGCCTGAGTACATCCAAGCATTGTAGAGCCTTGTCTACCGTCTGCTAAATGATTACCTGAATCACGTTGATCGTTAGTAAACCCACCTTCGTGAGCAAGCACCATGTCGCAAGATTTATCCCAATTACTTAACATTTTTCTTCATCTCCATAATTTTCTCAAGAGTACGACCACCAAAGTAAAAAGACATAATAAGCATACCCCACTGCCCAAGCAACTCAACGTAATTATTGTTTACTTCTATGTCCCACGCTGACATCATAGCAAATACAGTATATGTAACTAAAATAAACACTAAAGTCATTGGTCGAATGTTCTTAGATAACCAAGAGTCAGACATCATATCTGCTTGCTGACGCTTGGTGACTTCCTGTTGCTCGTTCATGTCAGCTTGTAGTTGAGCTAACTCACCATTCTGTTGCATCTCTAAGAGCTTAATTTGGGCTTCTTGTTTGGCTTGTGGATCAGGAACAAATTTGTCAACAAGTTTAAGCCCAACACTTAAAATATCATCTATCCCGAACATTTTTTGACCTTTCTTCCATGAGTTTTACTCGCACCTGTAAGTCGTGAATATCTTTATAAATATCTTCTTTTAATCGGTGTCTCTGTTCAGCACTTATTGGACTATCAGTAGGCACACCATTTGTTGTAATTAATACAGGCATCTGACCTTCTATCTTAGTCAGTCGTGTAGAAAAGTCCGAAACTTGCCCAAGTAACCAAGCTAAACAAGCTACAACAATAGGTAAAACAGCTTTTAAAATATCTTGGATATTCATTTTTTATTCCAAAGATCAAACAGCGTTCTAACTTTTTCTTCTAATACAGATACTTTATTATCCATCTTAGCCAAGACTATGACTAACGTAACAAACGCTACAAGTAAAGGCCATATTTTCGTTAGTATCTCTAACGTATCCATTATTTAATAGAAAAGTAGTGAGAAAGAAATCCAACTAAAGAACTGATAGCAGATACCACCATCATGCCAGCCCACAAACCACCTTTGGACTTATTGGCTAAAGCTAATAGTGTCTTGACATCTTCACGAAGCTCTGAAACTTCACGCTCCATAGTCTCCATCTTTTGCCACATGACACCTACTTTAACTGGATCAATCTCTGCCATTTTAAGCCTCTAAAGAATCTTTCAATAATTTAATAAATGCTTGCTTGCCTACATTGAGTTGATCTAACTGAAACTGTGCTGAACCTATTTTACGGTCTAAATCTACACAATGTTGGAACAGTTTTTGCTGTTCTTCAGTTAAATCTTCAAAGTTGTAACTTACTTCATCAATCGTGATTTGAGTTTTTTTCGTGTTTTCACTCATTTCATTCTCCTTGCTGTTAAAAATCTTTACGAAGCCCACGGCACTCCTGATTCCTGTACTGGGTTTTTTAATGCATCAATCTGTGCTTGTAAACTTGCTTCTACTGTGTCTTTTCCCAACGATTCCTGAACCCAGCCAACGCACTCAGGCTCAGTTAAATTAGCGTAAGGTATATAAGATTTACCAGCTTCTTGTGTGTAGCCTACTGTACCGTATGTAGATGCTTGGTAATTGCCATCTGTAGCAGTAACTGTATAGTGGCACGTTACAACAAAGCTGTCGCTAGTGAGTCTGTCCATTTGTACTACATTCCATATAAATTCCATTATTTATTCTCCAAAGCTGCAATGCGTTGTTTAAGGTCTTCAATAGTAGATAAAGCATTTTTTAAAGACATAACAGTAATTGCTAAAACCGACCTATCATAATAACCCCAAGGTTTTCCTTCTTCGGGTGTAGGTGCAGCTTCTTCACCAATAGCTTCATGCACATTTTGAGCATAAAAACCTAATTGTCTATCTTGCCCAAAAATTGGCGCTTTTTCTTCATTGTAAAACCAATAACCAGCTTCTAACTTTTGCAACATTGCATCAGGATTAGTTGGTACACCGTCTTTAATTTTCCAAGTTTCATCCGATACAGAACTAATAACACCAGCCGCAGAAAATGTTGCCGCACCAGCACCATAAGCAGACATAGTAACTATGCCGTTAGATGCAATACGCATTTGTTCTGTTAAATTACCACCGTTAGCTCTAGTAGCAAAAGTCATTGCATAAGCATAATTTCCATCTGTAGCATTTTCTTTGTATGCTTGAATACCAGAGCAATCTAAAGCAGTAGTTCCTGTATAGACACCTTGGAACATAATACCGCCACCATTTCCTAATGCAACAGCAGAAGTATCAGTAAACTTAGCTACAAAGCGAGAGGTATTATTAGTAGAAGCTGCACCGTTTACTTGAAATTTAGTGCTAGGACTACTTGTACCAATACCTACGTTACCAGGAGCCGTTATACGCATTGCTTCGGCTGGAGTAACGGCATTTGACGTATAAAATTCTAAGGTTGTTTGATTTGAACCATTATTAGTTGCCCTAATTTGGCTATCACGAACATTAAATCCACTAGCACTTGTATCAAAAGACAAAACAGCTTGTGTATTAGCAGTACCACTTGAATTTACAATTGCTGATACTACTTGACCACCTGAAGAAGTACCATAAACAGCTAATTTACCAAAAGTGCTTGGAGTATTAGTGCCTATACCTACGTTTCCACTAGCATCAATTCTCATTGACTCAACACCACCTTCTGTAAAGGCAATAGTATCGGCTGCTGGAAAATAAATGCCTGTGTTAGTGTCACCAATGTTTGTTATCGACGGAAGTAATACTGTGCCATCTGCAAAACTAGCTACTCCACTTACTGATATATTAGTAAAAGTTCCTGAGTTAGTATCCTTAGAAGCTAAAGTTTGTACTACTCCTGCTGAATCTTTGTAAAACAACTTTCCATCTGCGGTATTAAGTGCTAGTTCACCTGCGACTAAGTTACCAGCCGTAGGAACATTGGTTGCCGTTGCTGAATAATAAAGCGATATTGGCGTATAGTTTGTTTGTGCCATTAGTAAGTCCCCCCGAAGATTCCTGTTGTTGCTGTTATTGTGCCTGCGTTAGCAATGTTATTACCACCCATTTGTAGAGTGCCTGTAATTGGTGTCTGTCCGTCAGCAGAAACAGATTGAGTTAGCCCGTTAGCAATGTCAGAAAGTGTCGTATTAGCCCATGTAGAACTTATCGTAGTACCTGTGACTACTGGATTGCCTGCTACAAGATTGAATGTACCTGATCCGTTTCTACTCATTATTAACTCCTTGCGTTGTTTGTTTTAGCATCAATGCTCTTGCTAAATCTTGAGCATTTTTAGATGGAGGCATTAATCCTGAAGATTTACCTGTGTAATATGCAGCTTCACCCATTAAACGAGGAGATGCCATTAAAGCGGCAGGAGCAAGCATTGGGTTAGTTAAAGCTGCGCCACCAATATATCCCATGCCACCTAATCGACTAGATAAACCTCTTGGCATTGCAGAATTTAAAGCCTGTCCAGCAAGTGCAGGCATTACTTCATTACCACCTTGTTGTTCCAAAGTTTTCATTTGATCTAAACGGCTACCATAATTAGTGCTTACATTATTACGAGTTAAAGACTGTAATTTACGTAATTGTGTATCGGTAGCAGCTTTGCCAGTTTGACTAAATGTGCGTTTAATTTCATTAATGGTGTCTAATCCCTCGTGATAATCTTTCATTACTTTAGAGTATTCAGGAGCTTGTTTATTAATTGTGGTCTTAATAGATGAATAAATATCGCCAACAGCTTTTCTTGCAGCCGTATTTTTAAAATCAATATCTTCTAAGATTCCACCAATTTGTTGTTTTAAGGCATCTAAACCTTCAGGAGTATGGTATTCAGCAGGGTTTAATTTATTCCATTTAGTAATAGCTTTGTTTGCTTCATCTATTTTCTCAGAAGCTAAAGCATTTTTGCTTTGACCTTTAAACTTAAACGCATCATTTACATCTTTAAGTGTTTGTTGAATAGGAGTAAGGTCTAATACAGACTTATCGTTTTTAATATTTACCATGCCACCACGATAGGCAGAAGATAAATCTTGACCCATTTTGGTTAAGTTGGAAGATACGTTATCTAATACATCAGATTGAGCAACTCTTTTACGTAAGTTATCAGCAAACATTTTGCCTGTATCAAAACCTTCTTTACCTGCTCTATATGCTTGTTTAATAGACTCAGAACCTGCGCCTGTTGTTGCGCCTAACATTTCAGGTAAACCAGCTTTAATTGCTGCACCTGCTGCTGGTAAAAATCCACCAACACCTGCGTTAATAGCACCTTCTTTAAGTCTTTCTTCTTGTGAACCTGGTGTCATTCCATAACCTAATGTTCCACCTGCAATAGCCTCAGCACCAACACGACCTGCTAAATTTGCAGGTAATGCAGCCCTTAATACTTTAGCTGCCGCTGTGCCAGGAATTAAATAAGACCCTATCTGACCAGCAGTAGCACTAATAGGCTCAATTTCTTTCATTTTAGAAACTAAGTTTTGACCTTGCTGAACCATCTGTGAACCAGTTTCAGGAAAAGCTAACTGAGTTAATGCACCAACACCTTTGTATAATTCACCTGCACCACTCATTAAAGGTACACCACCTAATGTAGCTAAAGCAGGACTATTTGTTTTAGGTAATTCAAAATTACCAAGAGATACTGTGGCTTTTGGTGGAGCTTGAACAGGTGCTTGTGATGTAGTCTGACCTAAATACGCATCAGGATCAAATGTTGATGGTGTTTGCAAATATTTATCAGGATCAAAAGCCATTTTATTGTCCTAACCTTTTCTTAATGTCAGCAGAACGAGGGTCTTTAGGGTTTGAATTAGCCCAAGCAAGTGCTTCTGTATCTTGCGGACTTAATTTAGGTGCATTAGATTGCATAGGGTTAGCATTACCATACCAATTCATGCTTCCATATTTTTGCTCGTAATTACCAACTTTTTGCGTCAACATACTATTAGTATTGTCTATCCAAGATTGAAGTGCTTGAGCATTTCCGTAGCCTGGAAACGAACTTCTAGCCATTGCAATATCTTTATCAGAAGCAGGACCAGGAGGTAAGTTATTAAGAATTTGCATAACTCCAGCAGCATTAATCTTGTTTTGTGCAGCAACAACATTACCTAAACCTGCTTGTTTAGCAATATAACCTTTAATTCCACCTTCAGTTACATTACCTAAAATTGTATCGGACGCTTTAATATCTTCTTTACTAATTTTATTAATGCTTTGTAAAGCGTTAATTAATGAACCTACTTCTTCTCTATCTTTTCTAATTTCAGTTGGAGTAAATATTGCGCCTGTTGGGGCTATAAAGTTACCTTTTTTATCAAAGTTTCCTTGACCGCCTGATAAAGACATTCCACTATTTGAACCAGAATTTACACTTATTCTTGGAGCTTTAAGATTTGCTTCAATTCTTTGAAAGTCCATAAAAGAGCCAGGGAATCCTTCTTTTACAGCTAATTTATAATTTTTTTGAGCTTCTGAAGCAATTTCTTCTTTAGGATTTGTAAATAAAGATTTAACTCCGTCAGAAGTTTCTTGAATTAAAGCACCGCCTGGAGCAACCGTATGAATCTTAGGCGTTAATTGTTGCGTCAATAATGTATTGGCAATATTTTGAGCCATTGGATTTGATGATTTTAATGCTTTCATTAATGCTGCTTGTTTGTCAGGTGCTTGACCGACTTGTTGTTCAACAGCAGGCATCATTTGACCATATTCATCTCGTGAAATCTGTGGCATAACAGCAGGCTTATAATTTGATGTACCTTGTAATGTCTGAGCAATATCTTGTATTTCTGTTGCATTTCTGCCACGAATTGCCTCAGCTAATGAAGCAGCTTTTGTGTCAGCCTGTTCTGCTAATCTTTGCCCTTGATACATATTTACCAAAGGAAGTATGTTTTGAAAGAAACTAGGGGCTACAAAACGACCACTAACCATTTGACCTTGTGGTTGCTGAGTGTTTTGCAATAACATTTGCGCCATTTTTTGTTGGCGATTAATCTGTTGTTGTTGTTGATATTCTTCAGGAGATAAATTACCGTATTGATCAGCCATTAGGAACTCCATCCAGCGTTAGGATTGTAATCAGCACCGTAATATTGTTGAGCAGCATTAGCTCCTTGACCATAATCAGGCTGTAAAGGATCACGATTGTATTTAGAATTCATGTACGCTTGAGCATTTTGCATGGGTGTAACACCATTTTGATTTCTAAGTGCTTGTGCCATAGCTACTTGGCTTGCATCACCACCTAATTGCTTGCCTTTTTGCGTAATACCAGCCTGCTGTACTTGCTGGGCTTGTTCCTGCAATGCAGCGTTTTGATTAGCTTGTTGCTGACCAATATTCTGAAATGTTGGCATTAAACCCTGTTGATCTTGTTGAAAACCGTTGGGCATATACATTGATGTGTAGGGATTAACCATTTAACACTCCATAATTAACCATTTTGTATCCGTCAGCTCTATATATAACAGCTTCAGGTTGGACTTCTTCAACTTCATGAGCCATGACACCAATAAACTTGCCATGACCAGCTTCAGCCTTCCATTCGGGCTTATATTCGTATTCATAGACAGGTAATCCGTTGGGTAACCAGCCAATCGGTTTAATGTTTTCTTTGGTGCGGATGTCAGACATCATTGCTGCACCACCAAGACCCATCAAGCCAGCATTAAAGTTAGCTTGTTGTGCCACCTTAGAGTTAAAGTCGCCCATCTGAGCGTTGTAACCCATCTGAGCAGCACCTAAAGTATCAGCACCTGAAGTAGTTGCTTGTTGTGCAGAGTTTACAAATGTAGGATTCTGTACCTGTGCGCCTGTACGCAATGCACTTAATGTATTTAAAGGAATATTGTATTTTGTAAGTTCTTGACCAAATGCTTGTTGATTTGCTTGTAAACCAGCATTAAGTCCTTGCGTTGTATTAGCTGCCAATAAGTCATTTTCTTTCTGAGCTTGACTCATCTGCGCTCTCATATAAGCCTCAGAGCCTACAGGAATTCCCGAATTAGCTAACTGGTTGTTTAATGCCTCACGACTTTGTTGTAATTGAGGCTGTAAGCGTTGCATTGCAGCGTCTTGGTACGATTGGCCTGCGTTATATCCAGTTGACGGTAAATTAGGGTTAAATCCCTGACCCATTGTGTTTTGTACTTGACCAAGTTGGGCATTAATTGTGCTACCTAAGCCCAAACTAGTTTGATTTTGGGTATCTAATAGTTGTTGACCGATGCCTGAAAGAGAAGTATTAGCAGTCCATGTTGGATTACCGTATGAGTCTTGACCTGTAATAGAATAATCTAAGTTTCCGTAAGGGGTTACTTGATTAACACGATTAGCAGCAGTCGCAGCCCTTGCAGCGTCTAAGTTTCCTTGTGCTGTTTCTTGTGCTGCCGCCTTATAGTCAGGAGGAGGAGGCGCACTAGCAGCAGGCCCTAATCCTAAAAATCCACCACCACCCATATCATTCTCCTTTAAACTTTCTTAGAGGACATTGGATGTCTAAAAACCGACAATCTTCTTTCCTCATAGTCATAATTACCAAATCCCCATCCATATGAGCATCGGGTATTTCAGCTACAATCTTAAAGCCTAAGTGTCGGTTTAACCTTAGTGCGTCTGCGTTATTAGCGCATACTTGACCTATTATAACCCCAAGATTTAATTTATTAAAGGGGTAATCAAACGTAGCCCATAATAAATCTTTACTTATCCAGTTACTGTCTGTAGCACCAATATGAATCTGACACGCATTTGGCATAAAATTGTTAAAACCAACGACTGCTGCTATTTCTCCATCTATCTCTTGACCGATACATACTGTCTCATGAGGTAAGGGGTGATTCATTATTCTTACTAACCAATCCCCCAAATACTTCTGATTTTCAGTAGTAACTCTCCTCAAAGAACTCCCCCATTTTCCATCACATAGTCGCTAGAAGCCCAACGAAAATCAATGTTTTGCGATGCCACGTTAAGGTTAATTGATGCTGAGAATCCGAGTCCTGTTACACCCTGCCAGTATTTAGTAACAACTAAACCACCACCCCAAGTATTCTGATCCCATTTAGCGGTATCCCACACACCTGTATTAATAGTGGCTGGGTTGAACGCTAATTGATTAACTAAGGGAATGGTATCAAAGTCGGTAGAAATGCCACAGAGTACCGTAGGCATACCACGATCTGTTTGGAATATAGGGCGAACTAATGTAAACCGCTTTAACTGACCTCTAGTGTTAAAGTAGTTATACGCTTGTTGTGCGTTTCCAATAATGTTTGCGTTATCGTCAGAATATCCTGTATAAAATAACCCAACATAACCGTTACCACCAAAGTACATCTTGGTATCGCCTGCAACCTCAAAGCAATTAGCTTGAATATTAGTGAATCTCGCCCATGATTTATTAATGGTGTTCATTACATACTGTTCTATACCGTCATTCGTAGGTATATTTAATATCAACATATTAGCTTCAGCTAAAAAGTTAATTTGCCAGCCAAAATTATTACCAAATTCACTACACGCTAAGGAAACTGCGTAGAATATTTTGTCGGTTAAGTTAATTCTAGGGTCTAATCGAGTTGATTGAAGCGCAGCAGTCAAAGGAACAAGTCCATCCTGAGTCAATAACAGTATATCTCCGCCCCATTTAAAGAAGCATCTACGGCTAAAGGTTTGACCCATCTGCCATAAGCCCTTCATAGCCCAATTAGTCGGATCGTTAGGGTTTGTACCCTGATAAACAATGATCTCACCCATCGAGCTGACAAATATGGCAAAGTCATCCACACCGTAACCAGCATCAAGCGTCCATGTACCCATTGCTTGTAAGTAACCGCCATTACGGTAGAAAGCACCTAAAGCAAACTCTGTAGCTACTCCTGATATAGCTGTTACATCTAAATACCAAAAACTTAAACTATTCTTTTTACAGAAATACAATCTATTTTTAAATAAGTTGACGTTAACAAATGTGTTACTATTTACGCCAGTTATACCGTTAACCGTATATGTTCCCATGACGGTAGCATCACCACTTGGGGCAGTTGCCATCGTGTAAGTAAAGGTAGACGCACCTGTTACTGTAATCCTATAAATACCGTTAAATTGAGTTGGTGTTGCCCCTGATATAGATACCCGATTGCCTGTAATTAATCCATGAGGCGCAGCAGTTGTTAGGGTAGCAGTTAAGTTACCTGCACCACCCCTAGTAATACTAGATATTGTCTGAGCTGTAGACGTGGTAGCCATGTATGACCAAAACGAGCCATCATAGATAAGAACAGGGTCTACACCGTTGCAAGCAATAATGAAATCACCGCCTGATGTAGATATATTAACAAATTCCCACTTGGCATTGCTAAGTCCGCTAAATACTACTGTTGCAGTTGTTCCACTTGCATCATAAATTTTGTCACCAGCAAATGCAAACAAGGTATAACCTGAGCTTGTTGGGTAATTCATCAAGCTATAAACTTGACCTGTTATTCCTGTACAAGCCTTTGTCCATCCCTTACGAAGTTGTACGTCTGTAGGTGTAGGCCAAAAGTTATTTAATGTTACAGCGTCTAAAGGTGGCATTTCTGCCAATGAATCCCGATTGTTCCAACCCCCAATTGGGGCTGCCATTGAGGTAGTGGCTGCTGTTCTACGCTGGGCTTGTGCCATGATTAAGACCCATAGCCAGTATCAGGTATGTTAGCCCAACCGATAAGTACAGCACTAGGTTGAGGAGCAAATGACAATGTAGCAGAACCTTTATCGTTAGCCTTAGCGATGTTTAAATAACGCATATAGTCTTGTTGTAAAGCTGTTGTATCAAAAGACTTGATTTGGAAGTATTTGAGTTTAGTAGCCAAGACCATGATAGTGTCATCTAATACCGTTGTATCTGTATCAGCTTGAAAGCTATTTAAAACAGCGTTGGCTGCACTTCTGACAAATCCTTTTGATCTGTACTCAAAGCCTAAATACTCTTGTGTATTGTATGGAGGCCATATTTGGAATGTATTGCCTAATATTCTCCAACGTACTCGTGGGCCAGTAGATATATAACCCGACTTTAACCATTGCCATTGTTGAGCGTCAACAGGGCCTAACATTTGCCAATGCTTAGTTTTGTCCCAATGAGTATTGTCTGTAATGGTCTCGTAGTCAGATGGTAAGGGGTATATAGTCTTACTAAATGTTACCGAACCGCCTACAGTTGTTGATGACGACTTTTGTGTCGTTGTTAAAGAAGTTGCACTCAGAACAGTATCAACATAAGTATCTTGGGGTATTGCTCCACCTACAATAGAGTAAGTGCTATCAAGACCTGCCGTACTAGGAATGTTAATTAATGTCTGAGTGTTTTGTACTGTATCGCAAGTTGTTGTTACATATTGTGTATAGAAGCGATACTCTAACTCTAATGCTTGCCAATCATACTCCTTAATCAAGTCGTAACCAGCACGATTCATTAAAGCCAAGACTTGTTGCACGTCCTGACTTGGATTACCGATAACATACGTTGGTACGGCTAGATTAAGTTCAGCAGTTACTTGCTGGACTAATTGGAGTAGATTGCTTGACATATTATGCTTCCTCTGTGGCTACCGTCTTTTTTCGATTAGGTTTTCCAACAGTAGCAAGTATAGCTGCCATTTGTTCTTGCATTAAGGCGAGCTTCGCATCTGTTTCTGCCTTTATTTTAGCATTTTCCTCATCCTTTTTGGCAAGTTCTTCCTTCAAATTATTAATTTCTTGCGCTCTTTTATCGGTTTCTGCCGAATCTTGAGCTAAATTTAAGTAAGATTTTGCTTTATCCCTAAACGCATAGGGCGACATACCAGCAGCCATACCCATACGTTGAAGTTGTTGATCAGAAGCTCCAGCAATGGATTCTACTGTGTAAAACTTCATTGCTCGCAGTTCTTCAGCCTGAGATTTAGATACTAAAGGCCATTCTGCTACAGGTGTTCCAATTACTTGTTGATCATTTGCGCCTTCTCTATTTTGATAATTAGCCCATTGAATCGGGAATCTTAACTTGTGGTTATTTTGCACATAAGTATCAATTTCGGTTAGGGTGTCACCAGCTACACAAATATGTACAAAATCAAATTCTTTGTATATTGGTCTGCCAGCTTCTAATGTTTCAGCTTCTTGCTGTACTGGTCGTTTGTAGAATCTTACTTGCAGTCTTGAATCTGCG